TACCCTCACTAAAAGTTGAACTGCTATAGTATGCGTCTAATGGATTACCCGTACAAAAGTTATTAGTCGGTGTATCTGTTGTGACATCCGTGGTTCCAGATAAATTCGTTGGAGTAAATGTGTTATCATTCCCTGAACTATCTTCACCCATGTTTCCTGTGTTGTTAAACTTTAAATAGAAACCATTAGTACCGTATGTCCCTGCGTATTGTTTGGGTTTCCATACGCCGCTATCTTCATCAAATTCACCAAAGTCAGTAGGGGATAATGCTTGTCCGTCTATGAAATTAAATTCAGCTAAATAACCATCCCAATATAAATCATTACTATAACCATCACCACCAATAAAATAAGGAACAGTATTAATTAAAAAGTCATGATTTGTATTTAAACTAGGATAAGTAGGTGTTAATTCAAAATCTGTTTGTTTAATACCATTTACATAAATAGACACCCTATCACTTGCAGTCGCTTGAGTAGAATCATAAACACCAAAAAAATGATACCAAGCACTAGCATCCCTTCGTAATGCTGAAGTTCTTAAATTAAAATTATTATCAAAAAATTGTAAATTATCACCATTTCTTACATAGACACCCCCTGTAAATGTTCCATCATTTTTTCTAAAGGGAGTGCGAAAAGTTGAAAAACTACTGCCAAGTTTAAACCAAAAAGATAAAGTGCATTTTTTAGCGTCTGTTCTTGTTGACGAAGGTGTAAAAGTTAATAATGGACTATCATTATCATTAAATCTTAGCGAATTATCAATCTGATAAACACTAGGAATATTCGATCCAACAACAGGAAACGTCATTACAGCTCCTCTCGTTTAATCATTATCTTTGCGTCTTTGATTCCTTGCTTCGCCATGTCCATTGCATCTTTCGCCATCTTACGTTCACGCTCTAGGTCTGTGTTCTCATCATTAATCATGACCTTCGCTTCTTCTAATGACATTTCATCTGAATGTTTCTTTGCATCTAGCGCTAGTCTTGCTTTACGCAATTCTAAATCTTGGCGTTGTAATTCAATCTGCTGTTCGGATGTATCTTTCTTTTCACCCGACATAATCTTTTGTTTCTCTTCATCTAACTTCATAATAGAATCCGAAGCATTGGCAGTCAGCAGTGCAATTTGATTTTCCACTTCAGGCGGAAGTGGTTGCCCCGACATCATGGCTTGTACGATTTGCGGGTCACCAATCATTTGCGCTACTTCGTTTCTGTACTTCATCGCTAAGTGATCTTGGATATGCGAAGCCAGTGTTTGTACCATTACAACATTTTCTTTGTATGCAGGGTTCTGCATCATTGAAGCATGCGCTACAATGTGAGCATCGTGGTTTTGATCTGGTCTCGGTGTAAGAGGGGCACCTTTCATGGATGCCATGTTTTCTGTTACAGGGTCTGCTGAGATTGGTTGTTGCTGTTGCTTCAAATATCTTTGAGGCTCTTCAATACCCATCGCGGCAAACAGTTCCATTCCAATCTGCTCCATGTTGTATGCGTTAGGATTCTGTTGTGCGATCTGCATGATTGCATTAATCTTGGCAATACGGTGTGCCTCAGTGGGCATGTTAGGATCAGAGACAGGAAGTACATCAATTGATTTTAAATTAAAATCATTTTTGAAAACTTGCTGTGCACCACCTGCGACCTCATACGGGTACAGATCAGGAAGATACTCAAAATCTAATCTCGCTAAGATTCGCAGGTCTTTGGATTGGGCGTTATGCAGACGCTTGTGCACAGCGCTGAACAACTTAGAACTTTGCTCAAGCAAAGCCATGGTTGTACCAACAGGTCCATAGTTTGACGCTTGGTCTACTATGTTGTCGGTCGAGTCAGCAAACTCTTTTGCAGCATTTACAACATACTGCATTAAATTAAATAAAGTTCCTGAAGGTTCTTTGAATGGTAAAGGTTGTAAAGATTTACCTAAGTCACCCGCAGGACTATTAACTTCTCTCCACTCACCTGGTGCGATTGGTTCATCAGGTGCCAACACTCGTAGTCCGTGTGCTTTGAATCCGCCAGGTAAATTTGCAAAGGTACCTGCATCTACTAATTGTCTCATAGATGATGTTGCGGTTTTGGTTAAGCCTCCAATCAAGTGTAAGTATCCATAACCATAGAAACCTAAACCAGGAATCATGTAGTAATGGGTGAAGTATAATTTCTTTTCTTTTTTAAAATCTTCAGCATTCCAGTTTCTGCGGATCGCTAGAATCTTTCCTTCGTCTGTCATGTGAACAACATAAGGAAGTTTTAATCCATCGGGATCTTCAAAACCTGGCAAGTCTAAGTTGACGTGCATCTCTAAAATTTCTACACGGTCTGTGTCACCATAAGGTTTGGTCACACCTAAGATTTCATCGGATGCTTCTTGTGCTGATGATTCGTCTAAGTAACTTTCATTGACATCTATATCTGCAAAGGTTCCAGCCATCTGAAACTTTTTGATTTGATTCATTGACATAGAATACTTGTGAGTGAATCGCTCCGCTGTTTCTAAATCAGATGCGTAATAGTCAATATAAAAATCTTGTGCCTTAACATATTCAGTACGTGGTCTTTGTAATCCCACATCCCAATATGTTTTCTTAAATGCAGAACCATACAAGGCTACATAGAATAGTAAACGATCAAGCTCAGGTCCATACTCAGGCATCTGTACTTGTGTTTGATAATTCATAAAGTGACGCACACGATTTGCTTGCTCCATTTTCTGTTGAGTTTGTAAACCAACAATTCGTGTACGCACTGGACCTTCAGTGGGAAATAATTCTTTGTATGCTTTTGCTTGAAACTTTACAACTGCCTGCGATAAGACAGGATGAGAAGATGCACAAGCACCTGGGAAAGGCTCATCACTTTGTTCTGATTTAAAACCTAAAAGGTCTACACCTTCTTCGGCTATCGCATCATATTCATCACGTGATTGTTTGTCACGTTCAAAAGAATCTTGTAACTCATTACCAATTGCGCTGAGTTCTTTTTCATCTATAAAATCTACGAGGTTCGCGTCGTGTTGCATTGCATCGGGGCTCATCTCCATCTCATCAAAGAGACCCATTGCCTCTGCTTCTTCCATCATCGCTTTGTCTTCCAATGTAATTTCCGCGCCACCGTCTGGTGTCACCATTACATCAGTGTCTTGCTCTGGAGTTTCGGGTAATTCTTCAAAGAGAGTTAGTTCTTCTCCCTCTGGAATGTCAAATTGTTTTTCTACTGCCATAAATCAATCCTTAATAATAACGTCTGCGTTTTCTATTATACACTGATGACTCGTCTAAGTCAAGCCATGAATTATCACTATGTTCTAAATAACCACCGTTACGAACATAGAGGACTGCCTGTGTTACGGAGTCCACAATATCGTCATGAGGTCCCGATGGGAACTGGCGACACTCTTCAATAGTTTCTTTTGCCCACACTTTCTCTAGTGGTGCGTAGATTCTTGCGTTGTGAAACAAAGAACTGATAGCATATGCTCTAGATACTTTGTCTCGGTCAGGTTGATACTCTTGGATAGGTAAACCCGCTAGTCTTAGGTCTTGAATTAAAGATTGACCTGAAGCTTTTTTCTCAATCACGATGGAATCTGGTCTATGCTTCATGTATTTGTCCACTGCTTTCTGTCTGAGCGTAGGAAAATCCCAGCGACCTTTCTCCATTCCTAGCAATACCATGTTTGCCATACTTAAATCGTCTTTCTTAAAGACTCCCCACGTAGTGACCACAGAATAGTCTGCAGTTGTGCGGGTAGAAAACGCTGTATCCCAGGATTGTATGATGAAATCGCACTCAGGCGGGTCTTCACTGCTCCAATCTTGCCAGTAATCTACTTGAATGATGCCGCCTGTCTCGGATGACGGGCTTTGTAAGTACAATGCATCAAATTTAAACGGGGGTGTGTTGTTTTTTGTGCGGATAATGTCCTCTGTGGTCCAGCAAAATCCATTTTCGCGATCAGGTGCCCCCCAGAAAGACTCACCAAGCTTAGGTTCGGGGTAAGTTTCTGCTAAATACCCTTGATCAATCAACGCATCACGCGCATTTGTAAGTTGTTCTGCAGATTCTGCAGTATTTAGTGCAGGGATTCGCACCACATTCCACTTATCTGCTAAGGGTGAAGCCTCTTGTTGCTTTAACAAGTGACCTGCTAAGTCATTTTCGTGCCATCTTGTCATTACGAGCACCACTTTTCCGCCTGGCATTAGTCGTGTTCGTAAACCAGAGGCGTACCATTCGTTTAATTGTTCCCGTCTAGTCTTTGAATATGCATCTTGTTCTGATATAGGGTCATCAATCACAGCTAAGTGCGCACCGAAACCTGCGATACCAGAGCCAGAACCTGCAGCCAAGAAGCTGCCAGCTATTTTCCCGCTCTCTTCTAGCGCCCATGAGTTTGCCGCACGGTTATCTTTCTTGATTCGTACCTTTGGGAAGATGGTACTGTAGGCTGTAGTGTTAATAATATCTCGAATTGTTCTACCAAACTTGGTAGCCAAGTCATCTGAGTGAGATACTGCTATCTCTTGCCAATAAGGGTTACGCCCCAGCGCCCATGCTGGAAAGTATGTTGAAGTGATAAGCGACTTCGAGGAACGCGGAGATACGAATACCATGAGTCGGTCCGTTTCGCCCGCCTCTAGTTTCATCAGCTCGTCACATAACAAACGATGATGCGGTCCCACATTGAAGCTAGGATTCATCAGCATGACAAATGCTAGTAAGTCATCACGTGCTTGTTTGACTGCTAGCCTAGTTGCCGCGTCTCTATCTTCTTTAGTGGCTTGGGGATTAGTCTGTGATGTAAGCAACGCCGCCCCACAAAACTATCTGAGAATAAGTATCCACATCTTGTTGTCCTGTGTACAGCTCTAACCTTGGTGTTAAAATCATTTCTTTTTGTCTCCTGATACTACTTTAAGTTTGGGTGTTGCGATTCTCTTTAATCGCTCCACGTCACGCTGGATATCTTCCTCTGAGTTACCTGATGCAAATGCATTCATGATGGTTGTTTCATTTACTGTCTTGTCAGTCCACAATGCTTTGTGTTTACCTAACAATTCTAAACTTCGGATTGCCGCGCTATAGTCGCCCTCTTGTTCCGTCGCATCTGCGATACGCACTAAACGGCGTAAGATGTCATCCGCGTCAAGCTGTAGCCTGCGCATTGAATCTTGCTTGAGCTCCGCCACACGCTCCCGTATGCGATCCATTTTCAAAAACTGATAGGACTTCGCGTCTGCCACTTTGTCCGAGTAGCCCGCCCGCTTTGCCGCCGCCTTTGAGTTTAGGTCCTTGATGTATTCCTGACAGAATAGCTCTTGCCGCCCTGTCAAGCGTTTATTTTTATCCATGTAAAAAAAATTATAACATAGAGCCCTTGTATTAACAAGGGGTGTTATGATAACATTCAACTATCCCGCTTCGCGGGTGTCTCCTGTAAGAGAGGGGGCTTTGAAACGCTGACCTCACTCGGCGTGCCCCCTCGCACAAAAAACCATGGGTTATCATCGCATATTATCAAACGCGCAAATCAAGAGACGGATCAGCCGCCTATTGCGTGTGTTATCGCACGGCTTAAGCCCCAATCAATTCGCGGACCTGCTGGCGGACTTCCTCAGTCAAGGGGGCACGCGAAAATCAGACAGGGTCGACCTCAGCCTCAAGGACTATATCGACAGCTCCAAGCGCGAAAACAAAGAATCCTGAAATTTTGCTAAAATTTTTTTCACTGCATTATGTATGGGGTGACGCTTGTGATTTTTGGGGGTGGGGGTTGAGTTATATAGCCCTCCCCCTCATATATACCCAAGTCAAGCTCATGCGTAATAATTTATTACTATAGTATATCGTTCATATATACCGAACAAAGCACGAACACCAGACCGAAAACCCCTGCGACACTTTGGCTATATACTTTTCTTTCTAGATATGTTCTACTTGATACATGGAAAATACATTAATGAAATCTAAATCTTACGGTTGGCTCAAGCGTAAGATTAAAAACAATACTAAAATCTACATGGGACAAAATGTCGCACCCGTGTACAAAGTGTGGCAACTTGACACAGTCTGGTTTGCGAGACAAATCGCCACAGCTGACAGATAAGTCTAGATGATAGCCCCTTCGGGGGCTTTCACCTACACTTGTAGGCATGAAGCACTGATGCGTGAAAATCGTAGGGGAGAGGTATGGGCAAAAACAGGTGCGACACTATGCCACATTGACAGGATATACCGACAATATACCGAACAAAATTCGATATATCGGTGCGACAATTATTGTCTTGAATAATCTAGTAGATATGTTTTAATGATCCTACTTTTAACAACTGATTTAATAGATTATTTAATTAATATCTAATCATATATTAATCTAATATCTTATTAAATTAAGGGTTTCAAGGGTGCGACAGTTTTGACATTGACTTTAAAATTCAATCTGTCATACTGAATTTAGAAATTGATTGTGAGGTTATTATGAAATCAAGTATGGCTACTATTGGGCGTGGATATTTACCGATTGGAAAATCACCAATATTCAACGGTCAAAAAGACAAGTATGAAAGTCCTATGAAGTCCGTTTTTACGGGCTACGTATTTAAATCTGAAAATCAGCGACTAGCTGACGGGGGTAGAGTGTCTTTATTACGCAAGGCTCAAGCACACCCCGATTATGAAAAATTTATGAAATTAGCATCTAGCAGATAATTGCTAGGTGCGACACAACGCACATTGACTTTAAAAATCAGTGTGGCATACTAGAAAATATATAGTGAGGTAAACATGGCATTAAAAAGAAAAGATTTTATTGAGTTCGCTGAACTAATTGCGAAACATAACCCAACAAAAGCATTGGTTGAGGATATAACGCACATATTAGCGAGATCAAACAACAGATTTGACAAGCTACGATTTATGGATTATATCGAAGCGAAATCAAAATTTACGGATAACAAACTAACAATCAATAACTTACGACACAAATGGGGGGTAAATCATGGGTAGAACTGTCTATACTACTAGGGCTAATTTCCTAGACGATATCAAGGTGTTTGGTAATGTGAAAGCACTATATGAATACGCATTTAGTTCACTAAATACTGAAACACCGTTCCTAGATCGTGCTGGATTACCGTATCCAGCTACGTACTCTAGGTTTAACACACTGCTTAAAAAACAAGGATTTGTTTCGCTATATGCTAACAATTCTTTAAACAGTGAAAATGAAATCAAAGTCGATAGCACCACTATTAACGGTGGTTGATATGTGGAAAATTGACTTTGAAAAATTCTTGATGAGTGCGACACAATGTGCTATTTACATTTTCGCACTTATCATTATACTGTGTTTAATAATGTTATGAAAGTGAGGTTTACATGACTACATTATTGACTAGACTACGCAACACGACTATGCGAGGTAAATCATTGTATGCATATCTCAAAATGTTTTATTATGAGTGTGATCGTGATGTCCATGACTTTCACGACTGTCTTACGTTTTGTGATGCTGAAATGTATGACTTTGCTCGTGACTTACGCGAAGCTGTAAACAACGCAATCAATTTGTGGCGAACTCAGACTTTGACTGTTGAGCAGATGCATGAGAGGTTATTCCCGACTGCTAAAATTCAAAGGTGGGTAAATCAGATATACAACGAAATTACAGACCGATTTACACCTTGTTTGGATTGCGAGGAAGTCGTACTACATGATGACACAATCTATATCGAAGATCATGGTGATGTTTGTGAAACCTGTTGTGATAACTATTACAGATACCATGACGGTCATGGTCAATACTACCATGAAGATGACTATCCTTATGAAGAAGATGACGAGGATTACTACGAAGAAAACGGTGTGCATAACTACGACTTTGATGTCACCAATGAACTGTCATCAAAGTATCATGGCAACGAAAAGCGATTGCTAGGTGTTGAGATTGAGGTTGAACGCAGATCAAACGCACCCTACGAAATTGCAGAAAGTGTTGAAGATGCTATGCGTGGCTTTGCATTGTGCAAACATGACGGCTCTCTCAACAACGGTTTTGAAATTGTGACTGCACCCTCGACTATCTCATACCAGAAACAAAAGTGGTCAGATTTCTGTCAGAAAAACTTTGCTGATAATCTGTCATCATGGAACACTTCGACTTGTGGTATGCATGTACATGTAGATCGTGCAAGTGTGACACCCCTCGATATTGGTAAGCTACTTGTGTTCATCAATGGTAAACACAATCGTGAATTCGTTGAACGCATTG